CGGCCGGTGTTCGTTACTGGTCGCGCAACCCGGGCGATTTCCTTAATCGTACAACTGGTGCTGCTAACGCTGCGCCGGAGTTCACCGGTAACGTGTCGGAGTGGTATGAGACCCTCGTTGAGACCATCAACGATGTCTCTGCTCTGATCCACCGTAAGACTCTGCGTGGTGCCGCTAACTTTGTGGTGTGTTCACCTGAAGTTGCTAACCTGCTTGAGTTCACTGCTGGCTTCCGTGCCAACGTGACTGCAGATAGCGACCGTGGTGACATTGGTGCCGTTAAGGTTGGTTCGCTTTCGAAGAAGTTCGACGTTCTCGTCGATCCTTACTTCCCGCGTAACATCATCCTTGTTGGACGACGCGGAAGTAGCTTCCTTGAGAGTGGCTATGTGTATGCACCTTATGTGCCGCTGCAGACCACACCTACGATCTTCGGTGTTGAAGACTTCGTGCCTCGCAAGGGCGTGATGACCCGATACGCCAAGAAGATGGTGCGTCCTGATATGTATGGTTTAGTTGTCATTAAGGCTCTGAACGAATAATATAACTGACGTAGGTCAAATTAATGAAAGCCCCATCTCTTTTGAGGTGGGGCTTTCTATTTAGTAATGGACAAATAGAGGATCTCTTTAATGGCTATACCCAAACTTAACCCTGCATCTACCTCAAATTCTAATGTGCTCCCAGTTACTGGTAGTACAGACAATGTCGCCACAACACTCCCTTTTGGAATCTATGCAGCGTCTACTGCGTTTGTGTCTGGCGCCTCCGATCAAGTATCATATACTTATAAAAAGCTGGGAGGAGACGTCCTCGACATCGAATTAACTGAAGGGAACGTCTATGCTGCTTACGAAGAGGCTGTTTTAGAATATTCTTATTTAGTAAATCTACACCAAACTAAAAATTCACTTTCGAATTACCTTGGAGCTGCCACTGCGTCCTTTGATCAGGACGGTCAGATTATCTCTGGGGATTCATTATCAGGCTCCAATGTAGAACTCAAGTATCCTAGGTTTAATTACGGGTACGTTCGACGTATTTCGGAAGGCCTAGCAACAGAAGCAGGTTTTGGAGGTCTCACTCCCATCTACTCAGCTTCGGTCAAGACAATTCCCGGCAGACAAGATTATGATCTACAGACTTTAATTTCTGGATCGTCCGCGTTGAGCGCTTCGGTTCCGTATTTTGGAAAAGTACAAGACAAGAGAGTGATCATTCGTAAAGTATTTTTTAAAACCCCTCGGGCTATGTGGAGATTTTATGGATATTACGGAGGCTTCTCAGTGGTGGGGAATATGCGCACGTATGGACAGTATGCAGATGATTCAACTTTTGAAATAGTCCCCACATGGCAGAACAAACTTCAGGCCATGGCCTATGAAGATGCTTTGTGGACAAGAATTTCACACTATTCTTATGAAATTAAAGACAATATGTTAAGACTATTTCCAAACCCCGACTCTACAAGCCCTGCGAACTTTTGGATACAGTTTTCTATTGATCAGGAATATGAGCCATGGCAGGAAACTGGCCGCGGCGCAGACGGCGTCTCGGGAATTAACAACCTTAATACGGTACCTTTTAATAATCTACCATATGAGAGTATTAATTCTATTGGAAAGCAGTGGATTCGTCGGTTTGCGCTAGCATTGACCAAGGAAATGCTGGGTCAGATTCGAGGTAAGTTTAGCACCGTCCCGATTCCAGGCGAAAGTGTAACACTTAACGGTGCCGACCTGCTAGGACAGGCTGCTACTGAACAGGCTGCCTTGCGCGATGAGCTAAAATCGATCCTCGACGAAATAACTTATGAAAAGCTAGCGATGCAGGACTCTTCTATGCAAGATGCGGCCGAAAAGGTGCTGGTCAATGTTCCAGCTGGCATCTACGTAGGATAGGGGACCCGCAATGGCTCGCAGTAAGCGTACACAGGCTCAAATTGAAAACAAAGAGGCCCAGAAATATGATTATGTGGGGGATAAAAAAGTTGCATCCCACCTACATGAGATAGAACTGGCGCCTTCTACTCTTGAAACCATCGATGGCGCAATGATGAACTTTGTAAACGAAGGCCTAAACCTTTCGGTGACCCGAAATGATGGATTTGAGAAAGTTCCAGTCTTGTGGGTTACTGCGGAGCGCGCATATCAGATTAAACACAACAAAGATTTGAGAGATTCAGAAGAAACCCTTGTTTTGCCTTTAATCACCGTCAACCGGTCGTCGGTAGTAAAGGACCCAGACTTTAGAGGGACGGTCTATGCCAATCTTTACCCCGAACCGGACGCAGCAGGGGGAACAATCACCTTAGCTCGTACAATTAATCAAAAGAAGACAGCAGAGTTTCAGAATGCTTATGCTAATCGAATGTATGGGACAGGCAAGAACGTTGCGAGTAAGATGAAAAACACAAACAAGCGAAATATGTCAACTCAGCGTGTTGTATATGAGACCATCACAATGCCACTCCCTGTTTGGGTAAAGGCCACCTATGAGGTTTCTCTGCGCGCCGAATACCAACAGCAAATGAACACTCTTATTACTCCATTCTTTACCATTGCCGGTAATTCAAGGATGCCAGAGAGAATTGAAAATGAGGGTCATGCCTACGAGGCATTTATTGATGGAAGCTTCGCCGATAACGCGAATAAAGCCGATATTGCGATGACCCAGCGCAACTATGAAACCATTATTACAATAGAGGTACTGGGATACTTAGTGGGAGAGGGCCCAAATCAGGAAAAACCCAAGATTGTTAGACGGCAGAGTCCGGTAGAATTTAAATTTTCTCGTGAAAGGACAATCGTGGGAGATATACCCCGTAATATTAAAGGTGGATTTTATAAAGAATAGTTCTGTTAGGATTGTGTAAGACTATTTAACTTTGAAGATTTAGTTACTTGCGAGAGGAGAACGTAACACATGTCAGTAAAAAAATATAGATTCGTATCACCCGGTGTTTTTGTCAACGAGATCGACAACTCACAGGTCCCCGCTTCTCCGGCCGGGATTGGACCAATTATCATTGGTCGGGCAGAAAAGGGCCCCGCCCTTCGCCCCGTTACCGTAAATTCTTTCGAAGAATTTGTACAGGTATTTGGTACACCCGCACCGGGCGGAGTGACCAGCGGCCGTGCCGGCGATGTTTGGAGAAAAGGCAATGATAAGACTGCAGCCACTTATGGCATGTATGCGGCGCAGGCATATCTTAAAAATAGCTCTCCTCTAACCTTCGTCCGCCTCCTAGGAGCCCAGACAACCGCTGATGGCGGCCCTGTAGCTGCCAGTGACGGTGAGGGCGGCTGGAACATGACCAACGCTTATGGTCTTGTGGTGTTTAACTCTGCGTCCAATAATCAGGTTACGGGCGCACTAGCTGCTATCTTCTATGGTGGCTCCACAGCCACTTTTGAATTAACAGGCACTCTCATGGCCGCCGACAATCACACTTCTGGTCCTAGCGGATCAGGTATGGCCATTCAGGGCGCGGATGTGGTCGTTGCGAACGTAAATAACGCTAATCAGTTCAAGCTGGTCGTCGGAAATTACAGAGGAACAGCCAACCTTACTACTACCTTTAACTTTACTGAAGGCGATTCTCGCTATATCCGAAAGGTTTTCAATACTAACCCGCAAATGACAAATTCGTCACTGATGGGCTCTGGTGAGACTCAGCTTAATTACTTCTTGGGCGAGACATTTGATCGCCACCTGAAGTCTAACATCACAAATGGCACCTCTGCCGCAATTGTGAAGCTTTATAACACAGGCTCCAGCCTCGGCGGCGCCGACTTTAATGGCGGACTAAACGGAGCACAGACTCCTCCGATTATCGGCTGCCGTCTTGACCCGACTGACGAACCTATCGATCTATTCACTGTTCACGCTCTCGAAGAGCCAGGTGATTGGACTAACCGAAACCTTAAGATTTCCATTCAAGACATTAAGCGCCCAACGGGCAATAGCGATGATTATGGAACCTTTACCCTTGTTGTACGACAGCTAAGTGATTCCGACAATGTTGTTAAGGTGGTCGAACAGTTTAACGAGTGTGATCTCAACCCTGAATCGGCCAACTTTATTGCCCGACGAATTGGCGACAAGTATCGCGAGTGGGTTGAATCCGAGCGCCGATACATTGAGCGTGGAAACTACAGGAGCAATTCTAGTTATATTCGTGTGAAGGCGGCAAGCATGGTGGAAGGCGGATTAGCCAATGCGTCCCTCCTTCCCTTCGGCTTCCGCGGAATGGTCAAGTACTCCGATGAGTTGATCACGGGAATCAGTGGCTCCCGAGCCGGAAACTGGGTCACAGGCTCAGACGACGCCGCGATGAAGGCAGCCATCAAGGCCAAGCATAATAATTCAAATGTTAACTCGGTGTTTATCTGGGCCGATGCGGTTACA